ATCTCACCGCATCTGGAACACTGGAAATCTGCCGATCTATCTGGCTCTGGTTCTGGCTCCGGTTCAGGAACAACATCCGGCTCCTGCATTGGTGGATAGTCATTTTCGATTTCTGTATCCGAAGCATATGCCGGATTGTCCAGATCATCCTGAGTAAATACCGTGCTTTCAGATTCGAAATCCACACTCTTAACTGCTATCTGTGATGTGCCAAACATATTATTTACAGAGTTCATGCCTTGTGTCAGCATTGCCTGTCTGACCTGCGGATCCGAGAAATCAGGTGAAAAGATAACTGTTGGGATAGCGAAATTTTTCAGCAGTTCCGCCTTTGTGTATGTACCTTTTACGCCAAGCAGAGCTCTTATAACACGAAGCTTCGCACCAGTCATAGCCTTTTCAGCCCAGGTCTTTTTCAGCAGTGCCATGTTTACCATGACGGAGCGTTCAACGTATCTGTCTCTATCTTCTTTCGCAACCACAAAGGCCTGGCATTTCTTCCCCCATTTATTCTTGGATTCCACCCATTGTCCAGAAAAAATTTCCGCAGCTGCCTGTGCCTGTTTTTCATCAGTTATGCCTTTTGCAGCTTTATCCGCAAACTCAATGCGATACTTCTCTTCTTCGTCCTCAAGACAGATCACCTTCTGATCGGTTTCTGTTCTGGCCGTTCCGTCAGCCTTGCGCATAGCGCCCTGAGCCTGTGCACGGTATGTAACGCGGTCAATGCGTTCGCCATAGGTTTCCTTGGGATTGAACTGGATACCGGCCGCCATAGCCATTTTGTTGAGCAATGGCTTAGATAAGGAAAACACATCTTCCCAGATATCCTTTCCTCTCTCATCCTTCTTCCCAGTCTTAACTGAACCAACCTTGAAAATGTCTCCGCTGTTCTCACCCAGATCGACTGGAACCTCTTCTACATGGAATTTGTAGAATGGATTGAGCTGCACGTCCGTTGCTGTAGGAACCAGCAGATTGTAATTTTTGTATGCCGTGATAACTTCCGGCAAGCTTCCTAAAACCTCTTTCATCTACTTGATAACCTCCTATTTTTGTGATAAAATGACGATGACTTTAAAAACAAAGGGTCGATAACCTGTTTTTAAAAGTTCTGACTGGTCTTGGATAGGATCGTGGGTGCCGTCTACACTCCGCTTTCCCCTTATTATCCAAGATCTTTTTAATGTTCATCACCTCCTATAAACCAATCCAGAAACCCAAACAGTACGATGCCAAATATTCCAACAAAAACTATTTCTGAGCCAATTTCATAGCTTCCTCTTTCGAGATAAAGCTTATTTGAAAGCATTTTGTAAAGAATCGTGCTTGCAAGAACCGGAAGCACATACTTCAAAGTTCTTGCAATAAAAATAATTCTCTTTCTCACTTTCTCTTTCTTTTTGTGGATGTAGTATTTCTCATATTCTGCCTCATTGAATTCTCGCACCACGGACAGATATACCCTTGTTTTGGAATCTTCTGTGATATACTTATATTCCATGTCTTTGCACATATCTGGCACCTTGCATACATTCATTTCCTTGCCTCCTTGTCAATGAGAATCAATTCCTTTGCGATAACGCTCTGCAATGCCATTCTGTCCATTTCGTGCCAGCTGATCGGCACCGGGCTGTTGTCCATTGCATTCAGGATCCGCTCTGCGGCCTGATGATATTTTTCAAGATCTTTTGGTGTTAACATCTTTCCCTCCTATACCGCCAGGCGAAGCTGGCCATTTCTTTCTTCTTTCACCATCTTTTCAACAAATGCAGTTGCTTTTTCTTTTCTTTCCATTTCGATCAGGCGTTCTTCATGGCAACTGCACTGTTCTCCCGGATCCAGATACGCTCCGCAATCCGGGCAGATTCTATAAAAAGCCATCGTATCCACTCCTTTCATTCAATCATGTATAATTTGTTAAATGCCTTTTTGGGGATTTTCCCTGACGGATATCCCTTGGCAAGCTGTCCATCAGCTATCAGGTCCGATCTAAGGGAACGTATCATGCGATATGCCGTATCCCTGCTCACACCCATCATTTCTCTGACCTCAGCGGCTGTATAGTAAGAACGTTCCGCAGATGTAAGCTTTTTGATTACACCGTTTGCATTTTCCATACCAAGCACCTCATTCCAGATTTCTCTCAATCCAATTTTTCAGATTCTGCGTGATCTCATTTACTTCGTCTAATGTCTGAATGATTTTTTTCAGTTCCGGTTTTTCCTCTTCTGAGATAATTCC